AGTACAGGACTTACTGAGAGAATACAGAGAGCGATGTAGTAGTAGAGTTTATTGTATAGTTTCTTGTGAAATCTATTTGTTCTACTAAGCCTGCTGCTCTTGTTGTGGTTTCTAAGTTCCACGGTAGTGAAGTGTTAGTTACTGAAAATGTTGTAGCTGTGTCTGCTAAGTTTCCAGATGCAGTTACATTATTTCCTGACCACGTATTTACGGCAGCACCCCATACTTGGCGTTGCTCCGTCTCCACTATAGTTTGAGTGGTAGTGGTCGTTGAGTTCATTGACCCTGAAGTAAATTGTGGGGTCACTGTGTTGGCTCTAGCTATGCCGGGTGATAACAGAGCTAAAAGCAAGATTAGTTTTTTCATGCTTTTGGTTTTTCTTTGTCTTTATTTTTACCATTACCATTGCCCGTAGACAGCCCGAAAGTTGCCAGCGCACCCGTAAAAATCGAGGCTACGAACGTGATATCGCCTGCTGTAGCTGACTTTTTAACCATAGGTAATTCGACATAACTTAAGGTAATAATAAATCCTGACCAGATAACTACACCTAAACGCACTGCTGCGCCAAGTACTGCCATCTGTTCTTCATGGTCATCCACACCTTCTTTTAATCTTTTAAAGAAACTTTTTGGTTGTCCTTTGATCGGCTTATCTTCTTCCATGCTGTTTTTAGTATAGGTTTCATTGCAGTAACCGCCCATTTAAAAGCTGCTGTAGCTGTAAGGGTGGCTGCTACAGAGACAACCGCAGTTGTCCCAGCCGTTACTAATATTTCGTTTTCCGGGACAGGCATTTTAAAATCTGTAAACGGTATGTCTACTTTTCTTATACCCGTTGCTTCCGGTTCATCTTTTGCCTCTGCCTGTACTCCTTCTGGAGTTTCTAGATCGCTAGGCGGTACCACCATAGGAATGTATGATGGTACGTCTGCGGTAGGTAAAGGTATAGATATTGTTTCTATTTTTTGTATTGGTGGTATTACAATGGTGGGAATTTCCACTAGGTTTTCATTATATAGCAGAGTGCATAGTAAGGTGACATTGTACTTACTGTATCACTACCAGAGCCACTAAATGTATGTGTATGAGTATTAGTACCAAAGCTGTACTGAAATGGGTAACCACCCGGATTAGAAGCACTTGGACCGCTAGTTGTACCAGACACAGTAATATTTACAGTATCAGTAGTAGAACCACCAGTAGCTCCTACAGAGTAAGAGTTACCAGCACCGATAACAAACCTATCTCTTAAGTCAGGTGTACTATTACTACCATTACATAATACCCATCCAGATGGAATGTTACCTGTAGAACCAGACCATAAAAGTATCATACCACTAACAAACGATACGATACCAGTTAATGCAGAACCATCACCAGCAAATGCTGTAGCTGTACAAGTTCCTGTAACTGTAAATCCGCCCGAAACCGTTTCCGCTTTTTTACTTGCATTATAGTACAGCTCTACTGGATAACTATTTTGTGGTTTAATTTGTATTCCAGCATTACCTTGTTGGTGAATAAGTAAATCATTATCGGTAGTATTTTGAATAAATGAGTCCGATCCATCGTTGTAGATTTGTATGTCATGGCTAGCACCCATTTTGATTTTATTATTATCACCAAAACCAATGTCACCTGACATAGTGCCACCAGTAAGCGGTAGCTTGGCAGCAATACTGTTAGTTACAGTTGTAGAGAAGTTAGCATCGTCACCAATAGCTGCTGCTAATTCGTTAAGTGTATTAAGAGCTGCCGGAGATGAGTCTACTAAGTTTGATACTGCTGTTCCTACAAATGCTGTTGTAGCAATTTTAGTACTGTTGTCACCAGCAGACTGAGTTGCTGCGGTTGCACCATTTTGTATATCTACAGTGCTTTTTAATTGATTAGAACCACCGTATAGTTCATCTAATCTACCGCCATCTTGAGCTACATCTCTACCGTCAACTGTTCCTGATACTGTAATGTTTCCTGTTACGTCAACACCGTTAGTTACATTAACGTTTCCAGTAAAAGTACAATCTGCATTGGTTTCTCTTTGAAAGAAAACTGTACCGCCACCTTGGTCTACGTCCAGAATCTGAAAAGTACCATTATTATTTCTTATTTGATAATCACTTTCGTGGTCTGTATCGTTGAAATGTAATGCTGGAACTGTTCCATTAATTGTTACATCACCACCAGAAACAGTAAGGTCACTACCAACATTTGCATTTCCTGTAACGTCAATACCAGCATCAAAATCGTGGTTTAATTTTGATACGATTTTTGCATTATCAACAGTAATTCTAGCATTTGGAGCATTTTCGTCATAAATCTCAAAAGTACCATTGTTATTTCGTAATGAATAATCTGGATCATCACCACTATCAATAAGACGTACTCTTGGAGTAGCACCTGTTATATTAACTTGTCCAGCACCTACGTGTTGTGATCCAAAATCAGGAGAAATTTTTGACCCAGCTATTGCAGCAGATGCGTTAACGTCTGCGTTTACGATTGTTCCGTCTACTATGTTTGCACTAGCTACGGTTACGTCTGTTGGTAAAGCTCCACCAGCAATTTTAGTTGTTGCTATAGAGTCGTTAGCTAATCTACCAGCAATAGATGCGGAAGATACGTTTGCCATATCTTCTGCTGCTACTGGATGTCCTCCAGCAGTTGAGCCGTCATGTACAACAAGAGTTTCCTTGTCTGTATCTACAGTAACTTCGCCTTCGGCTCCAGTGAAGCTACCATGTTGCGAGGTTGTTCCTCGTCTTAGTTTTAATAATTTTGCCATTATGCGATTGTTCCGAAGTCGAGTTGTAAGTTAGCACCATCTATAGTACCGATGTTAGACATATTGTTGTTTTGTCCATCTAACGCTCCACCTAATTGTGGAGAAGTGTCATCAACTACATTAGCTATACCTGAGTTAGATGTAATTCCTAACCATGCGTTACCGTTGTAATTTTTTAATACATTATTAGAAGTATCAAACCAAAGATCACCATTACTTGGAGAACTAGGTGCACTAGCAGAAATTTGATACTCGTTAGCGTATCTGTTTACGTCAGATATAGATGCACCAACTGTATTTACATTACTAATAGAACCAGCAGTTAAATTTATATTTGTACTATTATTAGCTACTGATACAATGTTTGCACTTATATCTGAAAGAGTTTTTATTGGGTCATCTTTAACAGTGATGGTGTTACCCATACCACTGTGATTTGTACAATAATATTGGAAATTAGTTGGTTGTGATTCTGGTATTACAATCTGTACTTTTGCACCAGCTTGTCCCTGAGTACCAGTAACAGTTACTCCAGTTGAGTACTGAGAACTGCCGGCATAGAATCGTAATGGATGGTTTGCGTTAGACGCATCACTTACATCAAATGTGTATGTCCAACCTTTGTATAAAGTAAGAGCTGGTTTATCTACACCATCAATGATAAATTTACCTGTGGCTGCTGTAACAGTAAATGTAATCTCATCTTCTAAAACGTCTGCAACAATATCTAATGAACCATTAGAACTACCTGTTGCTACAGCATCACTTATAAGACCTAAGTCTTCGGAATAAGTAATCGCACCTGAGACAATAGCAATATTATCAAGAACACTCTGTGCAGGGGTGACGATAGCCCAATTAGTCCCGTCATATACCCGTAAATTATCGGAGGAATTATCAAACCATAAATCGCCGTCTTGTAAGCTGGATCCATCTGCTCTCTGTGTAGGCGCACTGCCTGATATTTGGTAAAGGTCTGCAAAGTTATTTATATCGACTACGTTAGCACCAGCATTAACAATGTTAGTAATGTTTTGTGCAACTGTTGTAACCTCGGTAGCTTTAGGTACTAGCCTGTGAAATGTGTAAGTATGTGTTGTACTGGTAGATTCTACTAAAAATCCAAAACCCGTAGGTATGGCAGTAGATACGCCAGTAATAGTTACCGTGTTACCTGTTCCAGCACCGTTTGCTATGGTCAGTGTTGTACCACTTTGAGGAGTTAAGGTTGTACTTGCAGCTTGAATACTTAGTATAGCTGCCTGACCTGTAGCTCCCTGTGGGTTTGTTGTAGGAAAGCTAGTCTCATTAGTAATAGCTGTAAACCCACCAACTTCGTCAATAAGGTCAATAATTCTAGCGTTGATAGCAGCAGTAGTTGCTACCTTTGCATCTGAGTTAGACCATGTAACTCCACTAGCAATAGTTTCTGAAGAATCCTGTCTAAGAAATAAAGCTTCAGCTTCTGTTTCTGTGTAATATCTGTTATCTAATTGTCCAGCGTTAAGTTCGGTCTCTGTGTAATATCTGTTATCTAGTTGACCAGCATCTAATTCTGTTTCTGTATAGTATCTATTATCTAATGTACCTGTTGCTATTTCGGAATCAGTAACAGCATTAGCTTGTATATGTTCGGCTCCTATAGCATCATCAGCTATTTTTGTGCTATCTACAATATCGGCTGCTAGATGTTCTCTATCTATAGAACCATCTACATAGTGCTCTGAATTGACTGCATTATCAGCTAACTTAGTGCTATCTATTATATCAGCTTCTAAATGGACACGATCTATAGAACCATCTATATATTGATCGCTGTCTACAGAGTTAGCTGACATGTGAACCAAGTCTACACTGCCATTAACTAATTGGTCACTATCTACTGAGTCAGCAGACATGTGAACCAAATCTACACTTCCATTAACTAATTGAGGACTGTCTACTGAGCCAGCAGACATATGTATAAGATTAATAGACCCGTCTACATAGTGTTCAGAGTCAATTTGATTATCAGCTATTTTAGCACCTGTAACGCAATCCGCTCCAAGAGCTGTATTATCTACTGAACCGGGAGCGTAGTGTTCTGTATCAATCGAATCTGCTACATAATGTTCAGAATTTATAACGTCATCAGCTATTTTTGTACCATCAATAGCATCATCTGCAATCTTAGACCTAATTACTGCACTATCGTCTATTTTAGTAGTAACAATAGAATCGTTTTCTAGATCTTCTGTTTCTATTGGACGAGTTTGTAACTCGTGTATTGCCATTAATGCTTGTTCTTGGTTGGCGTTAAGATCAGTAGCACGAATAGACGAACCAGCAGCAAATACAGCTTTAGGATCTTCGTTACCGTTTGCTTTACCAACAGTTGTTTCTCTATAAACTCTAACACGTACACCTGATTTAGGTGCTCCAGAAGTTTCTTGTACAGAACTATCCACACTGGTATTGTTAAAAGTTATTTTTGTAGGGTTGCTGACATTGTCAACAGCATATTTAGTTGTCGCTTGTGTTACTCCATTAAGAGCAACTTTTACATCTTCAGTTTGTATGACTGGGAAAGTGTAAGTAAATTCCAAATCGGAACCATTAGGCGCACCTCCCCCATTGTCGGTGTATGTAATTGCCATTTAATTAATTAGTTATTTAGGCATTTCTAGGATTTTTTCTATTGTGCCTTTGTTTGCTTTTCTATTCTTTAATTTTTGTTGTCTTTCTTCCAGTAATAACTTTTGGACGTCTTGATCTTTTTTAAGGCTTGCCCAAGCTCGTTTCTTAGCCTTGTCAAATGTTCTTGCAATTCGTTTGTAGTGGGGGAATGATTTAGGTTCAACATCGTTTAGACCATTTCTTTTGTGCCAATTCATTTCAGCAATAGATGTCTGTATAGATTCTTGTCTAGCCATTTTATCAAATTCAGCTAATAAGTTTTGTTCACCTATAGCTTTTTGGAACATTGACCTAACTCGTGGACTATCAGATAAATCTGTTCCATCTGGAGCTGAGTATGTAGAAGTTCGCATATCGTAGCCACTATTAAATAACATTTCTCTACCTTCTGAGTAGTCTAAATTAAAGTTGACTGGAGATACTGCATTAAACATGCGAGTAATAAAGTCGTGATCTTTAATTGGTCTACCAGTTAGTATATCATATTTAATAGGTAGTGGATTTGCTGCAATATTTTCAGTTATTAAGTTTCTGTTTCTTATAGAACTATGTAAATCAGATCCTAGTTCTCTTGTGTAAGGAGTCAAAACTTTACCTATCTCGTTTCTAAGACCAGATAAAGGTACTGTATTGTTCATCAACGAAGCAATAATTCTTTGCTGTTGACCGGGTTTACCAGAAAATAAATCTACAAATGACTGTAATCCAGCTAAGTAAGATTTACTTGTAGCTGTGTTAGCTAATGCCATAGATAGTTTTAATAATCTGTCTTCTGCCCACTCTTCACCCATGAGATCCATGTGATCTCCTATGTCTCCTACCAAAGCAAGTATCTGGTTGTAAGGTTCAAAGGCATCATAGTTAACCCAGACGTCACCAATTTTTATAGTTCTTGGTTTCCATCCCATGTCCATCCATGCTTGTCTTTGTTTCCTATCTGTAGGTCCATTACCATGTAAACCACCACTAAGATATGCCATACTTGCCATAGTCAAAGCTGCGGAACCCATAGCTAATCTACCGTTCTGTACTGCTTTAGCGTTTATTAAATCTCTATTAGTTTTTATACCATACTTTGCTAAAGGTCTAAGATCATCTCCGGGTTTTGTTCTAGCTATAACGTTAAACTCGTCAACTAAGAAGTTAAATCCGGGAGTATGTTTTGCTGTCAAAGTCAGACCATTGATACCTGTTCTAGCAAATAGAAAGAAAGGTCTAGCCCATGGTGCTGATTGGAAAGCATCGCCTAGTTTCTGAGAAAAACCAGTTAGATCTTGTGTAAGTGTAGCTTCTTTTCTACTATACTCTGCCATTTCGTCAGTCAAAGTATTGTCTGAATTAAATATCTTTTGGTTAAATTTATCTTCCATATCTTTGAAAAACTTAGCATCAAAGTTTTGGAAGTTACCATCAGGTAATTTTTCAGCAGCTTCTAGAAATGCTTTTTCTCTAGCTCTAGCTCTACCTACAATTAATGAAAACGCATCGTCAGTAGATGCCATAATTTTGGTTGAGTAAGTAAGAAGACTACTATCATTCAAACCTCTAACCATGTTAGCTGTACGATATAATGCTTTATCTAATTTATTACCTCTAGTTTCTGCCCAGTGACCATATGCTATCCACTCATCATCCATCTTACTGCGTTCAACAAATCTAGTTTTCATTGTTGATATATCACCAGCCCAGTAAGAATTTAGTCTTTTTTTAAATAATTCAAACGATTCTGGTATTGCTTCACGCATTCCATTTAGTGCAGCTAGTCCAGCTCTTGCTGTTACTGCATCTCCACTCATTGCACCACCTATAGCCATAGCCATTGGTCTAGCAAATGTTGCAGTAGATGTACCCATGATTGCTCGGACTGCTGTTTTAGGTCCAGATAAAACACTATGAGTAAACATAGAACCCATTTCTCTTAAAAATGCACCAGTTTTTTTCTGATCTCCAGCAAACGTACCACCTCTCATCTTCTTACGCATGAATGCGTCAAGATCATCTAGAGTGTGTACACCATCAGCCATAGATATACCTTCAAACATAGCTTTGAATACTTCATCACCATCTTGTTCTGTAGTCATATCTAAAGCCATACGGAAAGCATCTATACTTTTTTGTACATCTTTATCAATCTTTGCGTTAAGTTCTGTTCTACTTAGTTTTGTTTTATTAGTAAGACGAGCATCACCAAACTCTGATAACTGTTGTGATACTTCTGCACTAGATATTTTTCTTAGTCTTAGACCAGCAATTAGTTTTTCTACCATCTGCTGTGCAGGACCATCTATATCTTTGATGTTGGTAATGTCAGCTAGTTCTCTAGCAGCTATACCAGAGTCTCTAATGTCATTAAACAAGGAAGTATTAACCATGTCTAATGCTTTTATGTACTCAGGTTTAACATATTCACCGACTTTCTTTTGATATGTTCTACCAGTTTTAGAAGTTACAGTTTGATATAGTTTAGTTTGATCGTTAGTAAAGTTTTTAAAAAACTCTTCTGTGCTTATGTCAGTTGTATTTCTACCTTCATACACAGCTCTAAACATATCTAGATCTTTACCTATACTTTCTTGTAATGTTTTACCTTGTCTTCTTGCAGTATCTACCATCTGAGCTATAAATCCTTGACTTCTAAAATTACCAAGAATTTCTTTTATAACTTTCTCTGCTTCGCCTGTACCTTTACTCATTCTTTCAATCTGAGTGTTAGAAGTCATAGAACCAACGTGTCCATCTTCTGCACCCCATTCTGACTTAGTACGTTTTATAGCTCTGTCTACATCTACAGCTTCACTGTTAGAGGTAGTAGCTCCTAAATGCTTATCACCAATAGGTTCATTTTTAGGAAAGCGTACACCGGGATCTTTCATCTGAGACCTAGTTTGTTCTCTTTTTTGTACTTCTATACTTTGTCTTCTTGAATTAATAAATTCTTGTAATTTCTTTCCAGCAGGCGTTAAGTTTTCAGGATTAGCAGCAGCTACTTCATCTTTAATATCACTAAGTCCTTTACCTACTTTTTTAACTGCATCAGTAACCGGTCTAAGATCTTCTTTTAATGCACCACCTAAAGCTGCTCTTTCATCGTAGATATCTGTTGCAACTTGTCCAACTTTTCTACCAACTTTTTTACCAGTATCAACTCCTTGCTCAGCTATCATCTTAGCAAGTGGTGTCATCTTAAATATAGTTGCGTCAAACACAGCACCTATACCCATACCTTCAACAATATGTTTTAGTTTTCTTATTCCGGGATGATCTGTGTCGTTAGTAGCGAAAGGTGTATCAAGCCAACCATAGTGTTGTTTTAATGTACCAGTTAAGTTATCCTGACCTTCATTTTTAGCAATTAAGTCATACTTTAAACCGGCTAACGCACCTTGTCGTAAGTGAGCTACTAAACCAGCACCTTTAGCAAGTTTGCCTGCACCACCTGTAACAGCAATAGTACCGACAACATCTGTTGCACCTCTAACTAATCCACCCCACCATGTTTTTGTTTCTATAGGGTCGCCATCACCATACATGAAATCGTCCCATTCAGTATCGTAATCCTTTCCCTCTGCTTCCATTTCACCATTAAAAAAGTCAATAACTCTTTCTGGTGTGGTTATGATGTTAGAAGCAATGTCTCTAGCTCCAGCTCCTAAACCGATAAATGTATCAGCTACATAGTCGCCTGCTGTTGGACCTTCGTTTTCTTTTATAGGTTCGGGTGTAGTAGCTTCTACAGCCTGTTCCTCTGCAACCTCTTCAGGTGCTTCTGGTCTTTCTAATTTTATGTCAGCAGCCTGAATAGCAGCTACTGCTCTGTTTGTGTCCTGTTCGGATAATCCTGTGCCAGAGATACCTACCTCTAGCGTCGGATCAAATTCTTCATTCATAGTTACCACGGTAATTATTGCCTTAATAAAAGGCTAGTAATCCGCAGTTACTGGTCCTTTCTTATTAAAGCTTTTTTGTTATAAATAGAAGTTTTTACGTTCTGGTTTCCTGCTCCTTCTGCTTCGAGTCTTGCTCTTGTTATAGTAGAACGAGTAGGGAATTTATAGATAAGTTCTAATATTTTATCATTATACTTTTCATCATTTTTATTACCTTCTATCTGTGCATCAGGTAAATAATATTTAATTTGTGAGTTAGCTAAGTCAAGAGGGTTGACACCCATTCTCATAGCTAGGTCACGATAATATTCTGGTATGTCAGCAGATTGTTTAAGTGGTGTACTATACCAATAAAGTAAATCTTCTTGTGTTTTTTTATCAGTAGATAATTTAGTTTTTCTCCATTTACCACCACTAGATTGTTGCATATTTAACTGTATTCTTCTGCTATAAGATTTATCAGCAGGATCTAAGTCAGGCGACATCAATCTACTAACTGTGCTTTCATCATTTAATACTTCTTTAACAGCAGCCTGTGCAGCTCTAAAAGCATCACGAGGTGTACTTACAATAGTTCCATCTTGCATGTAAGTTGCTTGGTAAGTAGAGTTAAATATTTCTTCTAAATTACCATATAAAGTTAACCATTCTTCTGACTTAGCATCAGTTTCACCAAACATATCACCTGTACCTTGGTTAGTGTAGGCTTTTAGTAACTTAGTTGCTTTGTCGTGATCGGGTGTCCCGGGAACTAATGCACCAGCAGAAATAATTTTATCTTTATGTTTGTTAAACATAGATGTACTAAAGTTAGCTGCTTCAAAATCATATACACCACCTTGATAACGTACAGACTTTTCAACTAAATCTTCAGCTATTTCATCTGGTAAAGATCCAGCTAACGCATCAGATAATTCATTAGGTACATATCCATCATACTTGTCTCTGTAGTAAGTATATAACTGTTGTTTTGCTTCATTAGATAAATTAGGTGTAGCTCTAATAACTTGTAAGTCAGCAGCTATACCAGCTTCTCTAGCGTCTAATCTAGCCTGTGTACCTAGCTGTGCTGCGCCTGCTAGTTCACCTTCTAATCCAGACCACTCTTTCCATGAACCCATAGTCTTAGTAGAACCATCACGAGCTGTAATTTCGTGATTAACTATAGACATAGCTTCAGGATAGGTTATTACATTTTGCTCAACTAAACTAACTAGGTTTTCTTTAAATGCTGTTCTGCCTGCTGAAATAGTAGTTCTATTTCTAGCTGCATATCTTGCTGCCCAGTCGTGAGCTAATTGATGTCCGTCTTCAGGGTTAGCAGTAACAAAACCAATTTGTATCATTTTACTGTCAGAGGCTGCAACTTGTGCTTGATAATTAGCTTCTCTTTCTACAGCTTGTTTCTTACGTCTAGCTTCGTCAAACTTATCTATTTCTGGTTTGACTACAGTAGCTACAAGTGCTTCGTTTAATCCTGCAAATTGTTTTGCATATTCAAACTTAATCTTTGTATCTAGAGCTGCCTGTTCAGCAGGAGATAGGTTATCTAGATGTCCAACAGAAACTGACTGACCATCTCTAATAACATCTATCTTAGTTGTTTCGTAAGCTTGATAAACATACTGGTCATAGTCTTTAGCTTTTTGTAAAGCATATTGTTCTGCAACCATATACTTTTCCCAACCAGCCATGTTACGAAATTCTTGAGCGGTGATAGAGTCACCGGTTTCAGCTTCGTACTTAGATGCAAATTCTTGAGTAGCAATATCATCATCAAATAGTTGTGATCTTTGCCCTCTAAAATGTTCTTCTAGTTCTGGACTTACACCTTTAGTAAGTATGTCTAGTTTTATCTGTGCTTCTCTATCTGCTCTATGTTTTTCTTGTTTTTGTTTTACTATATTACCAAATGTAGATGAAAGATCAGCTATCTGACTCCACATTTTTTCAGTGTTTCTTACACTATCAGCATTATTTTTTTCTAGTTGCTGTAGGTATCTTTCCTCTGACGCTTGTATAGCTCTGTCAGATGCTTCTTGTTCTGGAATAACGTCAAGTATTTCTTGAGGCGTTACGGATTGTCCAGTTATATTAAAATCAGGAATTATGCTCATACGACCTCCATGTCAATATCAATTTTGTCGTAGTCAACAGTTAAATACATGTGTTCTACATTGATTCCTACCGCCATAGGATTCTTAAGTCTAACGTCTTGAGCCATTGCTCCACGCCATCTAACATCATCACCTTTGTAGTTAAATTCATAAATTTTATAACCTTGTGGTGATACTCCTATTTCTTCAATATTTTCTTTTAGTCTAATATCACTAGCTCCACCATAAGCACCGGGAGGTCTGGTGTTTGCATAGTTAGGAGTGCTTCCTGTTCCGCCACCCATACCACCAATACCTTCACCTATTGCACTAGCCATACCTAACATAAGAGTTAAACCTACGTTTTGCATTACTGGTTTTGGAGGTGCCATATCTGCTATTGGTTGAATAGCTACTCTTCCAAAGGATTTGTTTAGTTGTCCTTTTAAATCTCTATTAATATCTCCATACACTTCTCTAGCATCATAGCCAGCTTCTCTTAAACCTCTGGATCTCATTGCTTGAGACATACCAAAGTTAGCATTATTCTGAACTAATTGTCTAGCTACGCTTGCACCTCTAACTCCACGCTCGGCTGCTGATGCTTCAATCATACCTTCGTTGGCTAACATCTTTTTAAAATCTTCTTGATTTTGTAAGATGGCTAGAGATCTTGCGTTATATAATTGTCTTTGTACTTTTGAATAAGCTCGTTGAGCTGCAATGTTTGATTGGTCAACCTCTTGTTCAAATTGTACTTTTTTGGATGCGTAAGTAGTTCTTGTTTGCATCCACTTGCGTTCACGTACTTTGAGTTGATGCTCGTATTGTCTACGTTTCGCTTTGTTTGCTTGGGACGCTGACGCTGCTGAGCCTATCGCTGAAGCTGCTGGTCCGATTGCTGCTGGACTGCACACGGCAAAATTCTATAAAGGATAAATTGTTTGGTCCGTAGGGAAATCTTCTAAGAAATTTAAAACCTAAAAACCTAAGTAACTTAATATGGACTTTGTTTCTTTCGTCAACAAAATTCCACAGTAACTTGTCTTGTCTTGAGTTCACATACCTTTTTGCTTCTCTAGCAAATGTATGAGGAAACTTTAAAATAGCTGGGGTACATAGCATCCAGATTTGTCCACCTTCGTAGACTCCTGCAATGCCACATATCTCATCATCTGGGTTAGTAAAATAGACTGACTCAGAGTTATGTACTCCGACAACCAGAGCATTTAAAGGGTCATGTCCATGACCTTCTTTTACTTCCCG